CTAATCAACACCCACGTATTGCGCTGTCTGTGCAGCCGTCGTTCCGTTTGATGATTGCGCTTGATGTCTTTGCTCAACATCTCTAATGAGTTGTTCATTTCGTTCAAGTAAGCGCTCTGCTTCATCAAGTCGTTTTGTGCCTTGCTCAAAACTTTGGCTTGCTCGTTGTTGATATTCTTGAGCTCGGCTAATTCGTTCGCCTGCTTCACGGTTAAGGCTTGTACTTCTGTCAATGGAATCCTTGACTGTCTGATTAAGTTCAAGGCTTTCCCGTTGTTCGCTTTTAACTCGTTCCAAGTGGTCAGTGGCACGTTGATAGTCTGAGTCGTTACCTCCATCGAAGATAAACCATCCGCATGCAATGATAAGGATGGCCAACATAATATACACAGTGCCAGAATACCGAGTGAAATACGTTTTAAGTCTGTCATGCATTAAATCCCTCCTTGGTAATCCGTCACACCTCTTGCAATGGCCCTTACAATCTTATCAAGGTTAGCATTCATAAATTCCAAATCATCGTCATTATCGATGAAAGCCATCTCAACAAGAACTGCCACTGCATCTGTATGTTTCAACACCCATAAGCCGTCGGACTGTTTAACGCCACGGTCAATAGTGGTAGTGCTCCGAATAATTTGTGATTGGATGTAGTTTGCGAGTCTCTGCCCATTGAATGACTTATACCAAGTTTCCGTGCCACGTGCAGTATGATCATTACATGCGTTGCAATGCAAAGATACAAATAAGTCAGCACCCCATTCATTGGATGTGGCGCATACCATATCAAGGTCATCATTTTGCATGATTTTAACTTCACACCCTGCATTAGTTAAGTAATCAGCAAGCATTTCACCAGCTTCTTTTACAATGTCACATTCTCTTGTTCCTTTGTTAGGGTTAACCGCCCCGCTGTCTATTCCTGGGTGGTGCCCAGGATTAATGAAAACTCTCATTTTTTATCCTCCTTTTCTAACGGATCAGGAATACCGTCATTATCTCTATCCACCCATAGGGCTAGGAACCCTACGAGCGCTGTCAACACCGACGGAATAAAGATGTGGTCGATAATGTTAATGCCGACCGCAATTAGCTTTCCCATGTCATCTGATACTTGCCCTTTGGTAAAGGCAAGCACGTACTCAACGACCACTAGCAATATAGGCACTAGCATTACCAGCACCAATAGCCGTGTCGCCAATACTCCAGTAGGATGTATATTGCTTATTCGGATATTTTGAAATACACCTTTAGCCTTATTAATTAACTCTTCTTTAATCATAAAATCTCCAATCTCATATGTTGGCCACGTTCATATAAAGCCATTCTTGGGATATTTCTCACTACATCTTTTGCCTTATTAATCATTACAATTTCGTTTAACTCTATTGTCGCATCCTCGCTCTCTTAATTCGTCGATTCTGTAATGTGCTGATTTCACGGATGCCTTTAACGTTGCTTGTTCCTTTGTCAAAAATACCATTTGCTCTTGCGTATCCTTAATCGTTTCCTTTAGGTCGCTAATGCTTTTCGTCAAGTGTTGCATGGCTTGAGTATTCATCTTCACGGTGTTTTCCGCCATCGCTCCTTGGATTTCAAGCCGTTTTTGGAGTTCGTCTTGCTTGAGTAGGAAATCATTCTTGACCTTTTGGAGTTCCATTTCTCGTTCGGTTGATACTTTTGAATCATACAACCAAACCACCATCTTGGCGATGGCAAATACGCCGCTTATCAGCGTTACAATTTCAAGTAATCCATAGTTCATTCTTTAGCCTTTCTTAATCGTCGAAATAGTTAATTGTCCTTGAAATGGGTCGTTGATTTCTTTCGTTGGCGGATCGTCCTCAGTCACCCACGTACAAACACCCAAACGCAATATCCGTGTAGGGATTGCGTTCCTTGCCTGTGTTCCTTTTCCTTCAAAATGGAAACGAATTAACCTCAGATTATCACTGTCTCCAAACATAACGGAACCTATTCGCATTCCGTTATCATCAACAATATCTGCATATACTGACCCTATCGGTGTAAACCCTTGCGGGATAATTTGATGTCCTTGGAAAGATGTCCCGCTAGCATTGGGTTTTTGCACAAGTAACCATGTGCCTCCATGACCATTTACATCTGACTCACGCTTCGGCAATTTAGCGAAATTTTGGTCATTTGGCGGGGTTATGGAAATACTAGCCCATGAGTCACCTTTAGCTCCGACAACAACGGTATTTCCAATCCTCGTAAATAGGAAATGACTTTCACCATTCATCCAAGAAGCTCCCTTAGGAGTTTTGTATGTATACTTCTTTTGCGTAGTAGGTTCTACAGCACTACCACCACTTGATGTGGTCGATGTGGTCGGAATTGTAATAGTATTGCCACCGCTAATACTTAATTGACCATTAGTATAAGATAGAGTTTGAGGCGCACTATTGGCACCTACTGGACCAGGTGGACCTTGAGGGCCTACATCACCTTTAGGACCTGGTGGACCTTGAGCGCCTTGTAATCCTTGTGGCCCAATAGGTCCTACTGCACCTGGCGGTCCTTGCTCTCCCTGTGGCCCTCTTGGGCCCACGTCACCTTGAATGCCTTGCAACCCTCTAGGGCCTTGCTGTCCTTCTAATCCTTGTGGACCTCTCGGACCTACATCACCTTGTTCGCCTTTAGGGCCTGTTAATCCAATTAGCCCTTGTGGGCCTTGCTGACCATCATCACCCTTAGGGCCTCGCTCCCCTGTGGCTCCTTTAGGTCCTACTGGACCTATCGGACCTTCTGGACCACGTTCACCTTGAATGCCTTGGGGTCCTTGCTCACCTTTGTCGCCTTTATCACCTTTAGGTCCACGTGGACCAATGCCCCCTGTTCCCGAATAGTCAGCGACCCTAACGACATCGTGCTCTTCACTATCAATAATGCGCACTACGTCATCCATTCAATCGCCCCCTATCTGATACGCTACCTTTAACTAAGATGTGACCTTTTAAAATTTTATATTTAGGCTTGTTATTTTGATCATACACAAAAACATCATAGACGTGTCGCCCCTGCGGAATGTCTCCTCCTAAAGTGAGTTTGAATGTACTTACTGCATCCTCGCTTACATTCTCTACCTTGGTGATATTGAACTTCGCCACGAATTTCTCATCGTTAGTATCTACCCGCACTACAGCGAATAGATCCTCTGCTTTAACTTCTTTGTTATATTCAAGTAAGAAGGAGCAAGGAACGCCCTGCTCCATTAAAATATTATGTGTTTGAATTGTCATCTTTCTTACCTTCTTCTTGCTCTGCATCATGTAATGCATCTAGCAGCACATTTTGCACGCAATCTTCTACAGGGCAACGACCGTTTTCTAAAAGTACACTTCCGCACCATTCACAATATTTATCTTGCATCGCCAATACCTCCTATTTCAATTCTTTAATCTTCTTGATTAAGTCAATGTCAATTTGTTTGAATTGCGCCTTGATGTCGTCAGTGGGTAAGCCTTTCATTTGCTTAGTCAAGAATACTTCTTTCAGCTTTTCACGTTCAGCCTCCGCCTCTTTCTTCAAGGCTTCAATTTTTTCTTTTTTTGTTGGCTCAATGACTTCTGGCACGTAATCAACAAATTTTCCATCGATGTAGCATTTGTAATCGACAAACTGCGATTGCATTTCATCCCCACCAGTGACATACGTATGATTTGGATAATCTCGTTTAGCAAGTTCGAGACATTCCTCCTCTGTCTCTCCATGCACGCCAATTAATAGAGACGTGATTCGCTCACCTTTTTCATTTAAAATAAATACATATTGATTTTCCATTTCTTTATTCTCCTTTCAACGAGGTAATCAAAATGAAATTAATTCAAAAATTAAAGGGCGCAACTAAGCGCCCTTATGTTGTTTATTCTGTAGTTGGCTATTATGCCACCTACGATGAAGCGGTGGATGCACTCCAACAAATTCGCCAGTCCCCAACCCTTACTAATGTCTATGAAATGTGGCTACCATCGCACGCTAAGAGTGTAAGCACTAACACCCTTAACAACTACGGTTCTGCCTTTGCGCACCTAGTGAGCATTCACGATGTTTCCATGAGCGACATCACATATTTACAATTGCAGTCAATTATTGACAATATGCTTAATGGCGGTCTTTCTTACAGTTCTTGTAAGAAAGTTCGAACTCTTATTAGTCAACTATATGACTATTCAATAATCAATGGATGGTGCACCACCAACTATGCCAAATTCCTAAATCTAGGGAATAACAAACCAGTACGACCGCATAAGCCATTCACTACTCAAGCAATCAACCGCTTATGGCGGTTAGAATCACCACTGCATGACATTCCGCTGATTCTTTTATATACAGGTATGCGTGCATCGGAATTAATCAACCTCAAGGCTCGTGATGTTAATCGCAAGCAACGTACGCTCCGCATTACATCGGCTAAGACGAAATCAGGTATCCGCACGATTCCAATCCACGATCGAATATGGCCTATCATCGCAAATAGGCTTGATGCGATCTACGTCATTCATGAATGCCGTACCTATTCATCACTTAGCCGTGAGTTTAATAAGGCAATACATGCTATTAATGCGAAACACACCACCCATGACTGCCGTCACACCTTCGCTACACGTTTGGATAATGAAGGTGCCAACTACAATGCTAAGCGCTTACTGCTTGGTCATGCTAGCAGTAATGTAACAGATGGCGTGTACACCCATAAGTCACTCGATCAATTGCGTAAGGCAATTAGGGCGTTGAAATGACCAAGGGGGAATATTACAGAATGTAACATCTACACGAGGATCAACAAAATCGTTTCCTTTGTCATTTAAAACGGTATTTAGCATCCTTGTAAACTCTCTTGGCAAGACTTGGGTTAATACGTATAAGCATTACCCACTTGTTACTGAATTAACAACAACAAGCTTTACAGTAAGTAGCGATGATGCAAATCTTCCAAAACTCCATTGGATTGCAATTGGCAAATAACCAAGGGGGAAAAGCTAATGTTGAAGTATCCTCCAGGATATTTGATGATTTTATTAATTTCCCTATAACATTTACAAGAACGCCAATTGTTACAGCTACAAATACGGCTGAAACTCTTGATCGAGACGAATGGACAACAAGCGCAATTTCTGTAATCAGTTTAACGAAGTTTAAATACCAAACTGCACAAAATGGCGTTTCCAAGTTACAGTGGATTGCCATTGGTAAGTAATCACCAAGGGGGAAAATTCATTCCTGAAACTGCAAATATTACATATTCCATTAGATTCACTAAAGTATTGGCTGTACTGCCTATGATGTTAGATGAGCCAACGGCATGGCACGAAATGATGGCGCGGCCAAAGTCTATCACAACAAGCAATTTTAAGATTGTAAGCGGAAGCAACAACACTAATTATCCTAAATCTCGCAATAATGGTTGCTGGATTGCGATAGGAATTTAACTTCCGTAAGCTAGCCATGTAGTTAGATAATTTCTATTGTCGTGGGAATACATGGTGAAATTAGTCAATGTGGCGTTTTTGTAACTTGGAGCATTAACGCCCCACCCTTTTGTCAATTGGATGCCTAAAATTTTATGAGAGAATGCAATAGGAAATGTTACTAAATCCTCGTTTCTTTCTTGGCGTTTTCCCCCTTGGAGACTAATATCCGATTACGATATATTTAATATCCGCTGTAAAGGCATCGCTGATAGCATCCGATGTAACTTTCCCTCTTTTAAGATCGGCACTTTGGAAATATGCTGCTAGCCCGCCACTAGATATACCACTATGATCAATCGTAACACCGCCCCATAAAACTTTACTCTTAAAGGAAATCGGATAATTAATATCTACTTTAGTATCGTAAATACTAGCAGTAGTTCCCCCTTGGATAATTAAACCGCCAAAAGCTTCGCCAAAGCAGATGTACCAGGCATTTTCGTTACTAAAATCGTAGCGAACTCCTTTAGATTTCAGAATGCTAGGAACGTCTATATTCACGTCACCAATCAATGATTTTACAACCGACAATGTAGGCGCCAACAAGGTGTTAGAATCGGACTTGTTGTTTGTAATCAGTTTAATCAGTTCCGTTGCATCACCTTTTGTGACATTAATTCCCTCGTTATGTTTGGCAATACCTGTAATCGTATTTTCCCAATCTCCAAAGTATTGCCATGCTCCCCAGGCAACATAGAACGTACGGCTGGCCTGCTTAATCGCTTTACCTTGACCATGCGAGTAAAACGTTTGTGTGATGACGTTACCCTCTGTTTTCGTAACGTGAATCTGCCCGTATGGATAGATTTTACTGGATGATGGTGCATTGCTCCAACCAAGAACACCTGCGTTGCACTCGTAGATGCCAGGCTTAGTAAGGTCGTTCCAATTACGAATGTTACTTGGAATGGTTGTGCCTCCTGCGTACTTCTCCAATCCGTGAGCATTAGCATCTGCCTTGTGTGTATTAATTAGAGTTTCCACATCAGCCCTAGAAACTGATACTCCTAAATCGATTTGTGCTGCTACATTCGTGGAATCGCCAACTGCTATTGCAACTTGTAACGATTGCATCGGAATCGGACTATTTTTATCTGGAATATATGATGTTAATCCGCTAGCATTGGAATATGCAATTAGCTTTTCTTGGCCATTTTGTCCATTTTTTGCATACACGCCAACTTCACGCCAGTAAAATCCAGTATTCACGGTTTTATTGTCAAATTCAAATTTGAATACTCTTGTACCATTTTCGCCGTTTGACATATTTGTAAGGCTTACATTCAATTTTGGGCTAACAATATTTGTCATTCCTTCAATGGATGATGTTAAATTGCCATCGCCTAATATTGCCTTAGTAACGATCAATTGGTCACTTTCTCTACCGCTAGTAGATCGTATAATCATTTGGTTGCCTTGCTGTGTTAGTCGCAACCCTGGAAACTGTGCCATGATTACCTCCTTTAACTAATAACCGTATTTTCAGTGATCGCCAATGCATTCACTGTTTTTAATTCTAACGAAATCACTTCATTGCTAAGTGATGAGTCAAAGCCAATATATGTGCTTTCCGAAATGCAAGGAAATATACCTATTTGAATATCATGTGATAAGCTTGATACTTCAATTGTTCTATAAGCAATGTGTGCTGGCTTGTATGTATCAATCGCTTCTTTCATTTTCGCTAAATCAAAACACATTTCCTTATTAAATTCAAGGTCCATCGCATAATGCTCATTGAATAAAGATATTCTTGCGGATTCATCTGAAATGTATTGATTGGCAATATATTCAAGAAATTCTTTAGTGCTACTAGAATTATGATTCAATCGTTCTATGATTCTCGCTCTTCTTACATCAATACCATCTGCAGATGTGTCAATTCCGATGAATGTATCCCATAACTTTATACCGTCAGTTGCATTCTGTATGTTGAGTTGAGCCAATATTTTCAACAATTTAACCCTAATTCTTTCATGCTCACGACTGTCCGCATCATTTGTTGTTTTGAACAATTCATCTTTTGTAATAAAAAACGGTAGATACTTAAGTATATCTACCGTCTTCCAACGAATAAAATTATCCATTGATTGTCACCTCATTGACTCGTGGGAGTTGATCATCTGTAATTGTGATATTAGTTGTGCCACCATTCACTCGTAAGTCGGAATAATCAATAATCCCTGTTTCTGCATTGGCCAATAATGCTTTCCCTATATTGGCATAGGAAATGTAGTTCATACTAAATGTTTGGCGTTTAAACTCTTCATTCAGTATTCGTTTGACCGCTTCATTGTTAGCTTGTCCTTTTGTTACCCTAAATGAGATGTTTACATTCATAATCGTTGGTGTAGTCACTGTTACCGTAGCACCAATTGGCGCTTCTTTTGCAATGACTGCTTTTACTCGATCTAATAACGATGTATTTGCAGATTCGTTATTCACATCTACTAGTAGCACCTTAACCGTTCCAGCACCATTCCATAGTGGTAATACTTTTACTTGCCCTACACCGTTGACGGATTGAGCCCATTGCATGTAATGGTATACATTACCGCTGGTGGCTGGCTGTCGTACTTTGAATAGCAAGCGTTGTAGTAAATCCGTATCGTTTTCTTCATCGAATCCATCATAGCTTACTTCTTCGTTTATTACTGACTTTAATCCATCAACGTTTGTAATAATCTCCGTAATTGTATTAGCATTCACATTACTATCTTTACCAATTTCTTCGGATTCTACATTTGCTATTGCATCACCAGTATTTCCAATTGTTACCGTTTCAATAGTTTGAAATAATTTGCCTTCTGCCGTGCCTACTGTTACACCTTTAGGCACTATAGTTCCTGCCACACCTGTTAGCTTAACTACTGCTTTTGACTTTGTAGCCTTCTTCCTAATTACTCCATGTGCTTCTGCATGCATGGTTAGATACTGCCCCCACGATGTTTGTGGAAATGCTGCATCCAGTATTAATTGCATTTCTGCGTAACTCTTTTCAAACTCTACAGCATTGGCACTTAATGTATCAAATGCGAATGTTCCCTCATGCGTTGACATGCCATTTGTATCAATTGTTTTAAAATCTTGAAGTAATCTTTTTAATACATCTTGTCTAGTTTGTATTTCAAACATTATACCTCCACTCCAATCGTTATATGACCATATATGGTTTGTAATGCTATATGTAACACTACTTGCTTATGTTCTTGCGTGAAATCAACTTCTTCTACTTCGATAATATAAGGATTTACCAACAATGCTTCCTTCACGTATTCAAATAAGTCAAAGTGGCTGATAGAATCATTCGTAACTTTCCCTATGAATCGTTCTAGCTCAATACCATAGTCATCAAAGTATGCTCTAAATCTATATCGTTCTACTCTAAGAGTTTTCCACACCCATATTTCAATCGCCTTATTTCCTGTTACAATTTTGGGCTGTTTATCTTTTCCATAGATAAAATTATCTCTGGCGAAATCCCAAGCATATTCCTTACATAATGGTAAGTTTCGTTGAATATCTGCCGTGGCAACAGTACCACCTTTAATAAATGGATTAGCCATTGCCGTCCAACCTCCTGCATTTACCATATACAAAGTATTGTTCTGCTGTAGAGTTATCATCTCCTACAATGGGGATCAACATAACCTTATCGCCTGCATGCCATGTATCAGTCATAATCCTTGTTTTCGTATAATCATTATGAATATCATGCGTGTGGCTTTGGTATTCAGCAGCACCTACTCCACCTGCACGTGGTTGTGTTTCGCTTATAATATGTCCTTTAGATTCTCTATAATGACCTTGCAACCAATACTCATCTACCCATAAGAACGACTTATTCAATTCCATTCCATTATAAGCAACAACTAAGTTAGGTGGCGGTGATACGATGGTTCCTATTCCTGGCATAGCTTGTCTTCCAGCTGTACCACCAATATTGTGCATCAAGTCAATCACCCCTAAATAAGGATCATTGTTTTTGCTTGCCATTTGTATTGCCACCCCCTTGTTCTTCTATATATTCCAATGTTAAATCCATAGTGTGTATATTTCCTTGAAATCTATGTGTGTCGCTTTTAATGTAGAACTTTCCTCGTAGCTGTTCTTCTTCTACCATAATGGAATATCCTGAAATGCACTGAATATTCCCTAGTGCTGATATGCTAGAATCATTTTTTACGCCCTTTGGTTTTGTCTTGGCCATAGAAACATTACTAACTGTTTTCCCTTTTGGTTTTGGTTGTTGCTTATATATGTCCTGGAAAATTCCGTATCTTTTAATGGATTCCGCATCACTTTCTGTGGATATTACATTTCCAGATTCATTAACGGTTTTTACACGATTCACAATATCTTCAATTGATTCTGAATGTGATGAGTTTATTACGTTGTAAGAATCGCTGGCAATAAATCCATCTATCAATGTTCCTTTTTCTACTAAATGTATGCCATCTAGTAAGTGCACAGCCATAAAATCTTTCTTTGTATCTGCCTTGATATTGTCATATAACATTTTCATGACTTCGGTACAGCTTTTGCCATCTGCCACAAAATTTACGACTGTCCCTATGTTAGGTAATGCTGTAAATGGAATTTCTACTTCTGCAGATAGTCGTCTGAATGCATCGACTGCCTTTACCTGGTTAAATACTAAATACACCTTTGACTTTGCTAAGTAGATCATTGGGTCGTATGCAGTGATAGCCATTGTGAATGCATTTGTATCTCGTTTTCTAAAGAATATTCTACCTTCAAATATTTTATGATCATCCACTGTGATTGCAATCTTATCGCCAAGATGTATTTGATGATTGTAGAAACTCAAGTCTTTAGGATTATATGCATAAGTCAATTCAACTTTTCGTGCTGCTTCCTCTTGACTTCCCGACCAGGTGAAAGACTCTACTAAATGGGTCATATCATGCGTGTGGCCATCATATGTAATGTGCTCAATTAAGGTGTTCATAATGGTATTACCTTTCCTTTAATTGTTGCGCTTCTTTTACTAACTTTTATGGCGGCATTGATTGGATTTACTCCACTTTTTACCATAGCTTTATAGGCTTTAATAGCCTTCTGCCCTTGTTCTGCAATTGGCATCACTTTTGATACCATTTTATTTGCTGTATCAAGTAGGTGATTTCCTTCATAAGCAACCACGTCTTTTTCTTCTGGCGCTTCTGCGATGCGACTGTACAAGCCTGTTGTGTCATTCTTTACTTCGGATGTAGGCCTTACATATCTGTATTCTTTCAAGGAAATACTATAGTACACATCACTTGTTCCATCATGTTCATCATAATTAAATGATTCTATTGTGCACGGCATTGAAATAGCCGTGTTAGAGATAACTATCTTACACGGCCTTTTCATAGTTGCAAATCGTTTAATTTTCCTCACTAAATTGTAAGGCATCGTATCATTTGTTTCTGACCATTCATATTTTTGTGCAGGAAAAAAACCATCAAATGAAATAACCTCAAGGCCTCTATTACCTATCATATTGATTTCACCAATGGCATTGATTTCTATTGTGCTATTCTTGTATGTAATGCCTGCTTTAAATGACTCTGGGGTCACTGGCATGACTACCTTTTCTCCTGCACATGATAGAGTGAATGTACAACCTTGTGGGAGTTCTTTACCACCAAAAAAGGATAGGACTGTATCAAAAAATGACATTATACGGCTCCTTCCATTTTGTTAATCGACCGAATCGACATTTCATAATGAATATGCTCCATAATTTCTTTGGCCAATTCTTCTACACTTTTACCATCGTTACGTACATTCAAGTTTTGGATGGTGAGTTGTAATCCACCACCTCCACCATTTCCACTTCGTTTCCCCTGATCATACGCACTGCGTAATGATTGTGCATGTGGAATGACTTGTGATCCACTAGGCAAGTTGATAATTTCTGCACCTCTATCGTGGACCATGGCGGGACCACCACCCCAATTGTCTGTACCACTATATAATAGTGGAATGTTTAATGGTCCAAATGATTTTCCACCAATTCCAGGAATCCAATCTGGTGTTGTGAATGAAATGCCGTTGATAGATGAAATTAAACTATTGATAGAAGCTCTAATTCCTTCAATTACTCCATCTAAAATACCTGTGATTCCTGTAATAATTCCTGAAAATACTCCTACAACTCCGCTCCATGCTAATGCCCAATTACCAGTAAATACTCCTGTGATAAAGTCGATGATTCCACTCAATATTTGTGAAATCCCGTCTATAATGCCTGTAATGGCAACCACTAACCCTGTAAGGATTCCTTCAATCGCCGCAACGGCAAGATTAAACCCAATCACTAAATGTCCTATGGCCACAGCTAATGGACCGCCAATAATTACGGCAGCAATGGCACCTACCGTATACATGATGAAATCTAACACGGGGGACAATACTTTTCCGATTCTTTGTAAAGATGCCATAAGTCGGTCTATGCCTTTACCAAATGTTTCGGTTAGCTTAGTAACGAATGGTTGTAGGTGTGTCCATATTTTAGCGACTACATCTCCTACATATCTAGCCAACCCCATGAACCCTCTACCGAATGATTCTAATACTGGTCTTACTGTATCCCAGTTCTTCCAAATTGCAATACCAATCAATGCAATAGCACCGACTGCCAATCCTACGGGACCTGTAAATGCCATTGGTAATAATCTAGCAATCCATGGAATTACTCTTCCTGCAACACTTCCTAATAGGTTGTACGCCTTAATGATACCGTGAATGGAGACCTCTAACAGTTTGTTTTGAATCGGTGAACCCGCTAACACCTTGCCAATATCTGCATACACTCGCATTAGACTTCCTATACCGCTCACGGCTGGTCCCAATATCTTTGTAAGTGCCGTAAATCCTACAACGCTTAGTCCAATATTGACAATCATATCTTTTACCGCTGGATTTAAATTTTTAAACCATGTAGCTAATGCGCCCAAGGAATTGGATACACTTTTAATCTTAGGCTGTAGTACCTCAGCAAATGAAATGCCTAATGCTTCCACCTTACTAGCTAAGTCCTTAAATGTCCCTAACAGGGTTTGTTTCATTAAATCAGCTTGCTTTTTAGATGAACCGCTAGCGTCATCCATCGCTTGACGCAACTCATTATAATCTTCCGTACTAGTATTTAATACGGCTAACAGTGCGGATGCAGATTCTGTACCAGCAATATCTCCAGCTAGTTTAAATTTCTCTGCCTCTGTTAGCCCTTGCATCTTCGAACGCAATTGATCATATACATTTCCAAGACCTACAAACTTACCGCTACTATCTACTGCATTTACACCCAGCTTAGCGAGTGCTTCGCTTGCTTCTTTTGGTGGGTCTACTAATCTGCTTAACATCATCCGTAAGGCACGACCACTTGTACTCGCTTCTATGTTATTATTCGACATAATCGCCATAGATGTGGCAAGTTCTTCTACTTGGATACCTAGTGCAGCCGCTGGAGCACCTGCATATTGCATGGCCACTCCAAAATCTGCCATGCCAAGCTTTGACTTGTTCGCCGCCATCTGAATAACGTCAGCCATTCGTTGTGAGTTCTCTGCCACATTGCCAGTCATTAGCCCCCACGTATTCAATGCTCCAGCAACTACATTAGATGTTACTTCTAATGATTCTCCCGAAGCTACTGAGGCCTCCACGATTGACGGTAGAGTTCCCATAATTTGATTGGCATTCATACCGCTAGCAGCTAATCCATCCATAGCAACTGCCGCCTCTGTTGCACTAATTGGGAAGTCAGCACCTAACCCTTTTGCAACATCACGCAAGCGCTCTACTTCTTCTGCGGTAGCACCTGCCTTTGCACCTGCCGATGTAACGGCGCTGTCAAATCCTACAAATGCATGAACTGCAGCAGCTCCAGCACCAACAATAGCAGCACTTACAGGCATTAGCTTATCTCCAATGCCTGTAATACCTTCTCCGACTTTTTGTACACGTCTACCTGCGCTGTTAGCAGCGACTGCCGTATCTTGCATACGAGCATTAATACCTGAAAGCACGGATGTTACACCGTCTTGCAGGCGCATGACTAAATCTATTACTTTACTCATTTTGTTTCCGTGCCTCCTCGTATAATCGGATTTCTTCATCAACAAAGGCACGAAGAATTGTTTTTTCTCCATGCCCCATTTTAAATACATCCGACGGTTTCATATGATGATTGGCAAATAAATAAAATGCCAAGTTCATATCACCATCGGATGTTATTCGTTTTTTGCTTCTTCAACAATATCCTTAACCGCTTCATCGCTGTAGCCAGATAACTCAAATACTTTTGTTGCTAATAAGTCAATCTCGCCTGGCTTGAATAACTTTTTGATGCAGTCTAACTTATTGGTAACTCCAAATTTTTGGTGTAAATCACGGTCACCTAAATCTGGTGTCACAATAGTTTTAGATAATACGATACATGTGAACTCTCCATTATCTACCACTTTATGTTTTCCCTTACCAGTAGTCGCAAAATTACGTGCTTCCTCAATTTGTTGGAATGGTAATTCTTTTAATTCTACTACAAATGGCTCGCCCAATAATTGTGTTAAACGTGGCACCTCTAATTCTGCTTTAGATTCAGTTGTAATAATTCCAATATCTGCAGATAACAATTTTTCTAATAAACTCATCTTCTATTCTCCTTATGCTACATCTATAATATCAAAATCTGTGAATGTGAAATCTGCGGATTCCTCAATAATACTTCCTACTTTCCAGTTCGCCAATGTGAGGGAGTCAAATGTCACATCATAGATGCTAATAGTTTCTACGCCCACCGCATCAGGGTCATCCAATTGTGCCACCACATGACATACCGTAGCACGACCCTTCTTGATGTTATCAGCACATTTTTTAATTAATAATGAGGATACTTTGTTCATAGTGATATTGCCACTCCCCTCGTAACCTACATATTTGTACTGTGTTGACATGGTTTTTGCCTTTTTAACTTCCTCTTTTTTTAATTTAGTGACAGCTTTAAAGGCTGTGACTTCTGCAACGAGGTCACCATCAATCCATACTTGACCGTGTGACCCTGTCATGACCTGTTGTGGTGCAAAATTCTTCATAGTCCCTCCTTATTAAATAGAAATAGGCAATTGGATGTCTTCCATTGCATCTAATGGTCGTACTTTTGCTTTCAAGAATACAATTTTTTTCGTATCCAAGCGTTTGACTTCTTCATCGGACATCTTAGCCAATTCTTCTTTAGTATACAATCCATGAGATAGTTGATATGTTCTGACTGCTTCCGTATCGATTTCGCATGTACTGTATCCTTTTTGAAGTAATCGTTCGTTTTCCAATTGCTTAAAATATCCCATAATGGCTGAAATCAATAAGCACTTGTTCTCATAGTCATTCGTATATTTACCAATATAAGAATCTTCTGCCGTCTTTTTGATGTCGTCGTACATCATGTCCATGATGTCAACGATTTTCATCGTTTGGAATCCTTCCAATTTGCCTTGGCTCGTTGTTACTAATGAGTTAACGGCACGGCTCATTTTGAACTTTTCACCATCAAACCAAATGAAGAATTTTCCTTCATTTACCATTTGATTCATTTCGTCTTGTGTATAACGATCGCAATCAATGACTTCATTCAATGGTGCATATGTTGCGGATTGTGTCATATTGGTTCCAGCAATTAAACCTGCAATGCGTGCAGTATACTCTGCTGGCTTATATTCTCTATCAGCTGTCACTACTTTTGTGTTAGCAAAGTTTACGACCCCCTCATAGTCTCCAGGGTGATTAGGCAATACTACTTTAACCTTTTTAAATTTATTTTCTCGTGCTGTTTTAACCCATGTTCCTAAGTATTCTAACTGAGCCGTTTCGATTGTTGGAATTGCCAAATAATCGAATCGTTCCGTAAGCATTGCTTTTAATGGATCTTGGAATTTGTCTGCGCCACCACCTTGTGCAGTTTCCATCATATATACAACAATTTTCAATGGTGGTTTATTGTACCCTTTTAACGCTTTCAAAATATAATCTTTGTTCTTTTCACTTAATTCAGATGGAATATCATCCACTGTGTATACAGTGAATGGATTCTTCAATGCTTCATGTTCATCTGTTTTTTGTCCTAGTTTAGTGATTGCTATTTTTGTATCTTCAAGAATTAATCCAACAATACCACGTTGTGAACGTTGGATTGCCTCAATTCCCGCTTCCACAAATTTGACAACTACACTAGGCATTCCTAATTTTGCCATTTTTTCCCTCCTCAGTTTCTACTTCATATCTAACTTGAACTGTATCCATGGATTCCCCGTTCTCTGCTTTTTCTTCAAGAACTCCAGTTGTATCCATGTACGAAATTTCAATTGTGAATTGCATGATGTCGTCATCTTCACCAATTCTATCCCCATGGATGTCTGTAACATCAAAATACCTATCCTCTATATGTATTCCTCGTTGAAATAACAGTAAGAATCGGTCAGTCATCTCCAGATAGTGGTCTTCGTTTTTGTTATCTTCATCAGAAAAGTACGTGCATATGATTGATAGATTTCGTTTGATGTAGAATTTATTCTGTAATTGTGAGTGCATAAGAGATTTTATGAAAAAACATGGTTTTTCAAACTCTTCTCTTACTTCATCGGAATACACTTTGGTATCAAACTCATCCCCTATCATATTTGCTATACGTTTCCACAATTTTACTTGTGATACTCGTTTAGCCATTATAACTTTCCTTTCAATTGCTTAAATAGGTTTTCGGCAATATTCTCTGTGAAACTATCTTTCCTTTTATCTATTGTATTTTTGAAGAAATATGTTCCTTGCTTATATCCTAATACCTTGCCAGATGGGTGGCGCATGACATGACCACGCTCTACCAAATGATAGTGCGGCGATGTATTTCGTATAGTTGCTTCTTGAGTTGTATCAGTTGAGCCTTTCATGCTCATTTTCCAACTTTTAGAGATTTTCTTTTTCTTGCCACGCCCTACTGGTGATGCATCTACTAATTCCTTTCGCATAGCATTCGCTTCTTTACGCAAGGCTTTCTTCGATTCTTCTGGATATTCCTTGATGAAAGAATCCATTTTAGAGATAAACTCTTCTATCTTCATTTCTTCTTACCTGCCGTATGAATACTGCACATCAACTCCAGTTTTACATGACCCATATAAGGGTCTACCACTGTATTGACTTTGTATGTTGTGTCTTGGTACTTGATCAACATCCCTGCCGTAATCCCTTTACGATATCGTATTGTGATTTTATGGACTTCTTCTAGCTTTTCTTTATACACTTCCATATATTGACGTCCACGTAATGGTTCAATTCTTGCCCATATACGATTAGGGATGGCTCTTACTAACACTTGTTTAGTAATACCATCCTTTTTTTCGTCTTTATATTGAAATACATCTACTTGCTTATTTAATCGTCCAATTCCATCCATATTAAGCATGAGTATTCACCTCATCTGTCTGTTTCTTAACATCTTCCATTTCCTTAGCCGTCAAATAGGCTTGTGAAAGTGCAATGTGTTGAATAATAGGTGTTAATGTGTATGGCAAATCATGTACGAAAGTTTTTGTGGAGTTAATATCTCGGTTTTCGTACCAATGAGCCACCATATATGTGATGGCTCTATCGTACAATGGATCATTCTTATATGGTTTTCCTGTCATTTGTTCAATGTAAATTGTCGCTGCGATAATTGACTCTTCCAAATATTGGTCATCGTCTGTGATGTCTTCATCAATTCGCAAGAACAATTTTAAATCTTCAAGAATAACCATCTAAAGACCTAGCCTTTCTTAGCTAACTTAACTAAAGAATGATACTGAACTGGTTTACCATCGCAAATCATTGTAGATTTACGTACGATATCGTCCGTTTCATTGTCTTCATATGTTTTAATGCCTACTTGATAGTTTGTATTCAACACATAATCTTCAAAACGGAACATGAACGCTACGATGTCTCCAGCTTGCGCTACATCAAAGTTTTTCAAGTACGGTACTAGTAATACAGTACGTCCCAAGATAGTACGTTCTACCTTGCCACCGATGCCAAAGTTAGTACGTGCAATCGGTTGACCTGTTGTATCAACCATTGCAGCAATTTCCATGAATGTTTTCTTGGACATTACCCAAATAGTACCTTGCTCGTACTCTACAGGTAATTCCGCTTCAGCTTTTACCAAAGTAGCATAATCAAAGGCTTTCACATCGATTTTTACACCTTCAGCAGCTTCTTTTAAAATGCCTGTAGGTTGACCTGTACCAGTACCATTAATGATGGCTGTTTCGATGGATTTTACCATTGCTTTTGCGATGTTCGCCGTCAACATAGATTCAAAAGCAGATAATGCCATTACAGATGTTTCCAAGGAGACGGATACACGGCATTGCAATTTGAAATGACTGAATGTTACATTGCCTACTGGTGCTTGCTTTTGGCGGTCAGAACCTTGACCTTCGTTTACCCAGGTTGCTACTGGCACTACATTAGATGTAGGGATGGCTAAACCAGATTTAAAGGATGTATTCGTTACCAATGGTAATACCATGCCTACGCTTTCCATCTTCTCAATGATTTTATTCAATGTTGTTGGAGGAATTACGGCACCAATATCTGTAGTTAATGTGTTTTGATTGGCACGGTATTCTTGTGGAATTGGTGTGCCTTTCACCACATAGTTCATGAATGCATTTCGATACTCTACAGAATCATAGATATCTACCGCTTCACGCTCTTCTTGTTTTGGTTTTTCTACTTCTTTTGTTCCTTTTGGTGCTTTCTCTAAAATTTCTACACGGCGACGAATTTCTGTTTCTTCTTGCTCCAATTCGCCTAATTCTTTTTCTAATGCATCGAGATCCAAGTTGCGTTGCTCTGTATCTTCTAATAATGCACGAATTTCTTTTTTGCGTTGTAAAATAGCTTTTAATCTATTCATAATAGTTCCTTTCTACATAGTTCTTAACTTCAATAACAATCGTTTTCGTTGTTCCTTTTCATGAGCCCAATCACGTGCGCCCCGATCTCGAGATGCAACAGTGGTTCCCTCATAGGCTGGGTTATCTACAATAGATACATCATATACACGGTCTACTTGTTCTATGTATCTTGTGTATATTTTATTTTCCCTATCCACCGTTTCTGATTCCTTTGCCACTGTAAATGCAAATGACATTTTCGATAAATCTCCACGCTTGATAAGCTCATATACATCATTCCCATTTGATGTATTGGCCATATCCGCTTCCACTTTCAACCCTCTACTATCTGTAGCAAGTCGTAATGTACCACTTTGCGTTCTAGCCATCATCATCCCACCATGATTATAATTCAATACACAATGTGTAAAGTCAGTATTATCAAAGGCTCCACGTGCAATGACTTCTTTGTACGTATAGCCACTATAATCAGAAACATACATAATGGTTTCTTCTTCGAATACAGCAGCATATCCCTCAATCATTCTTGTTTGAGTTTCCTCCGACGCTTCCAATAGCATTGCTCGTATCTCCATCGTGCGGTACTCTTTTCCCTTTTTCATTCCCTTCACCTCCCTTCTCATCATCTAATTGATACTGTGTTAAATCAGAGTATTTTGTGAAGTTTAAGCTTACTAGCCTATCGTCTCCACCTTCAACTCCTTCATAACCAAAAATTTCACGAATTTCATTGACTGTAATAGCTCCAGTAGGCAGCAATGTTTCGCATACCTTGATACGACTAGCAACACTCATGTAGGAAAGTCGATTGCTTTCCATAATGATTTCATTTCCATGACCTTTTTCTCGGCTCGTAAATAGCTTTTCTGTAAATTCTTGTGTCAGCTTAATTGCGATTGGCTCTAATACAGATTCATAGAATGCAATATATTCGTCTTCGGTGTAGTTTCCAGTTATAATCTTTTCGTTGATACCAAAATGCTTATATACTGTATCCCTTGCGAAGTCCATTTGACCTTTATTAAACGTGCTAATAGTTGTTGTTAGCTGTTGAAAGCTCGCCTTATTGTCTAATGTGGCAATACCCGACCCATTCTTGCTACTGGCATAGGTTTCCGTGAACCGCTTCCATGCTTTTTCTTGATCATCTTCACGCAACGTGCCTTCAAAGTTGATAATTCCTCGAAGGGCACTACCATTCTTTACAGAATTGATGATAGATGACTTGACCGCATGGAGCATGTCTAAGTCTTCCTTAATCGCCTTGGAATTATCTTCACCGAATAATTGATGTGTAGAAAAATGTCGCTTGATGTGGATGACCGCATCATATCGTACAGTAATACTTTTCCCGTTCAGGAATTGGAATTTTACGTACAAATCATCGTTGCTATCCGTTTTTATTTCTACACTACCGAAATCAACAGGATATAGTGCCAGTACTGCTCCATTTATATCACGTTGAATATAAATAAATGCGTTATTGTAGTTGTAGTACTGCGCCACAACCTTTTCTAAGAACTCTGTAGCCGTCATCATCGGATTCGGTCTTGTAGATAGCAAATAATTTAGTGTGGCGTTTCCTTCAACTGTTCCATGGGCTGTTTGGCGTACATGCTTTAATTTCATTTTCCCAAGATGTCTTGCGATAGAATCCGTACAATCTCTAAAGGTCGCATCATCATATGGTACTCCATGAAACGGTGTGAATACATTCGTATATCCATCTAAGAACTCTGCATTCTGCAGTCTCCTTGGTTCATCTATAAAGTATCCAAATATTTTATTGAATAGCCCTCTAACATTCATTGTCTCACCTCCTTTAAATGATGTTGTGGTAATCTTCCTGGCAACGTTCATATTGCACGTAGGTATTTAAGAGCGATGCGAAACCATCTATTCGTTTCTTTGCATGAATTGATTTGACTGGTTGAATATTTCCATTCCTATCTATATCAATCTCTACATTGGCCATACACCACTTTAGAACAGGGTTATTACCGTAGTTAATACGATTACCCTCTAACTCTGCTCCAAGTGCCTTCATGGGCCCGCTAAGCGTTTTTTTACCTTGTATAACCGCTTCCATAACGGAACGTCCGAACTTGTTTTTCATATCTTCCACCAAATACGCAGCGCTCCATCCGTCATAGCCACATTTATACAAATAAATATCGTCTTCTTGTTGTAGCTCTATGAACCAATCCACTATCAATCGGTAATCGATTCTGTTACCTGGTGACTTACGAATGAATCCGCGCTTATACCATACATCGTAAGGTACTTTATCTTCCGCCACACGTTTATCAAATACCTCTTCTGGTATCCAATACATCTGCTTTACATACTTCACAGGATCATTAGGTACCATAAATAGCATAGTGGCACACGTAAGGTCTGTTGTGGCTGATAGGTCAATGCCACCAATGCCGTACCGTGGTTTTAGTATGGATATATCAAATTCGCTTGTGTTGTTAAGTTGTTCAAACGTAAGGAATACTTCGCTCGATGTTTCCCGAACGTTGAAATCCTTGGTCAAAAGGTTTGTGACGTAGATAGGATTGTTCTGTGCCGTCTTAACCTTATCTGCCAATTGCTCAATTTTTTTGATAGTGCCTAGACCAGGGTTCGCCTTTTGCCAACAACTCGGGTCAGTCCATTCTTTCCGTTTGTCTAACTCATAGACGATTGGTAAAATTCTTTCATTTTGGTATCCTTCTGGGTCATCATAGCCATCGACTACTTGGCATGCTTCGTCATATTTGATATCGTAGATATTTTCACGCACCGTCCCTGCCGTGGATGTAATCACCGTCAATGGTTGTTCCCTGGCACTCATTCCGTCCACGATAACATCATATAAATTTTTATCGGTGATGGCGTGCAACTCATCAATTAGGGCGCCGTGTACGTTCAATCCGTCAAGGCTATTCGATTCCGAAGACAGTGGTATAAACTTTCCTTCATTGGTGCTACTGATAATTTTATTTACCCGAATACTACATACCCTACTTAGTGACTTAGATTTTTTAATCATATTAGCTGATTCTTCCCATATGATTTTGGCTTGGTCACGTTTCGTAGCAGCGCTATAGATTTCTGCACCCATTTCACCATCAGCTATCAGCAAATATAAACCAATCGCAGCAGATAACGTAGATTTTCCATTTTTACGAGCCACAATTAAAATAAGCTCCGTGTATTCACGAAGCTTTGTATCTTTGTCTATAAAACCAAACAGTGCACTGACTAGTGCTTTTTGCCATAATTCCAATATAACAGGCTTACCCGACCATTTCCCCTTTGAATGCTTACAAAACATTTCTATAAAGTCGACTGCAAGCGCTGCACGGTCTTTATCATAGATGTATTGCCCTGGATTCTCTAACTTTTCTACTAAATGCTTATACACACGTCTCACTCGATCCGATGTGACTACCTCACCATCCACGATAGCGTTGTAGTATTCTCTAATCGGGTTCATCGATTGCTCACCCGCTTCAAGAACTCTTTAAATTCGTCATCCTCATCAACTGGTGTAGTACGTGGCAATTCAGCAAGTAGAATTTTTACAACCGCCGTATAGTTCTTCATCAACTGGTTATACGCCTTTGATTCAGTGCTTTCTTTTTTGCCATATTGGTTATTTCCATTTTGATATTCTTCAACAAATCCGACTTTTTCTAGTGCTGTTTGGAGCTGATCCAGTTGAAATTCCATGTGTACGGCTTGTTCAATGGCTTTTTTTATTAACTTCTTTTTTTCCAGTGATAAATCTTTGAAAATCTTGTTATATTCAGATATTCTCTTCTTTTTTGCCTTAGCCTTTTCATCGTTTGTCAACCTTCTCACGCTCCTTTCTTGCTATTGTTAACTACACCCCTCACGTGCGAGGCCTGTATGTTCTACGAATCTGCGGCCCCGGTGTGCAGTTTTTGATTATTTAGGCTGCTTTATGGGGGGGTGTTCTCATCAGTGTTATCAATATCATTTATCAAAATTACATCGCCATTCTCATCAAATGAAACCTCACGCTTGCGTGCTCGTAGTAACCTAGCGCCACTAGTCAATACTTCATGCTTGCTGTAGGTCTCCATCTCATGATGTATAGCATTATGGCATTCTATGCACAAGAACATAAGGTTATCCCAACCATAAGCAAGATTGTCATCTTGTATCGTCATGGCATCCATTGGCTTTTTATGATGCACTACCCATCGTTGCCGTGTGCCATCATCCTTAGTGCCTGTTTTATATCCCCCACACCGTTCGCATATATGTAGCTTTGATTTGGCATAGGCTTTAGCGCATCGTCGCCAACGCCTAGAGTTATAGAAGTTTTTAAAAATACCCTCGCTCATTTTTATAAGCATACCCCTTTTTTTGAAAGACACCCTTATTTCAATACATCGCTAGGACCTTGTTTGTATCGTCCCGACCGCTTCACTATGTTTGTATTCTTCTTGTTGATCAATGACGATGCAGGAGCATATGACTTGCACATACCGTCAATGTGTATCGCCTTGGCCTTACACCATCCCTTACAATTATTTAAGCATTGTTTTTTGTTGCAATGTACATCCGTCATATTCTCACCTCTTTTCTAAGATAAAAAGGACATCTAATGATGTCCCTTTAAACAAAAAATGACATCGCAGCATTTGATGTCATTTTTTGTGGTTTTTATATTTTTATGAAAGTAGGTTGATTGTTAAACCTTTACACTAGTATTATATCATTTCATTTTGCCAACTATGCCAACTCTTGCCAACTCTTCTTCAAATTTTTTTACAGCAATAGGATGTATTTTTTTTCTTAGCCATTCACGGCTAACTCCTATCATGCTAGCGATGTCTCGCCAGTTTTCGTGAAATAAATACCGTTGACGAATTACGATAGCATAGGTTTGATCTGGCATTCTGTCTAGCACATCATTAATAGTTTCTAAAAAATCATATAATTCTTTTTGTAACTCAATCAATTCCTTGCGCCTTTTTTCGATTCTGTAAATCCTATCCGCAATGTCGCTAGGTGTTCCGCCGTCGACATGACATGCTGAATAATCCGTGGCTCGTAATCCATCTATTTGTGATTTCATTTGTTGGAGCTGTTTATACACATAATCTATGTCTCTATTTAAATTTTTAATCTTCATTAACATTTCATGTATTGTCAACGTATCACCTCACTTTATTATTAATCCCTAATGAAATTGCCGTCCGCATCATATAGAACTCGGTAAGGACAATCCTCGGTCTCTTCATGGATCATTGGCACTGACATATTAATCAATGCACATTTTAATTCGCATGAATTGTGGTCTTTTCGTTCGCATTTGATACAGTTCGCTTCAAATGCCTTTTGCGCCAATGTTCTAACCCATTCATCTTCTTCACTCTCTTTTTCTTTACGAGTGAATACATTAGATGGCACCACCTCAATCGTTTTATCACGAATCAACCGCAACATTTGTGCCCTCTGATTATCATCTAAACTTTCCATGATTTCACCAAATAGCGTGTTGGCATGTGTGCTAATTGTCGATGCCTTTTGCTTTTGTGCCCCATCTAACTTTAGGCTTTCACTTATGTTTCTTGTTTCACTAGCCATTAGTGCTAGTATCAATAGATGGGTTTTGTTTTGCTTGTTTAAATATTTCAGCTTCATTCAATCAATCCCATGTTATTGCTTGACCATAATAATCATATAGTTCCCAATATTCATATTCACTTATCACTGGTCTTAGTTTTACCAATAAATCCCATGCTTTATCCATTAACACCTTGAACTTCTTATCATGTTTACCTTGCCAGTATTCCATCGTCAATGTGAGTTCATTGAGTTCCTCTTTTGCTTGTTTAATTTCTTCTTCCGTCATTTTTATACTCCAGTACTTCCAAACCTACCATGACCACGTTTTGTTCCAGATAATAATTTCACCTCTTCAAACTCTATCTTAGGAATTGGTAATATGATTCCTTGGGCGATTCTGTCGCCTTTTTTAATCAGTGTAGGGCAAATATCATTGTTTTCATATAGTGCATGAATAGTACCTCTGTAATCACTGTCAATTACTCCCACGCTATTGGCCATTCGCAAAGGTGTATTTTTTCCTATACTTGAACGAGGAAAGAGTAACATTACATGCCCCTCTGGCACTTCTAAGGCTACTCCTAAATCGATTGCCATTACTTCTAATCCTTTAATATCTACTTCCTCTGCACTGTAGAAGTCAAACGCCCCTGCTCCATCAGTTGCATATGTAGGGATTCTACCATTTTGATGTGTTCTCTGAATTTTTACTTTCATTTTTCCTCCTTTTAAGATTGTGATATCTTTTATTGCAACAGAGATTCGACAATCCCTTTACACTCAGATGACATACAGCGCAGCATAAGCAGTCGTCTCTTATTTTGATTATTTAAATATTTAATCGCCATTACTCTATATCCCTGTCGCTTACTGTAAACAATTCAAGATGTAACTTTAATAGCTTTATACAAGCCGATAATCCATCCATAAAGTCTTCCGGTTCCACTAGAATATCTCGTTGCAAACTTTCAGAACTAGTGAGTTCTGCTTCTACTTGCTCTAGTAAGCACACCACACCGGCGATACGCATATCATTATCTATTTGGGACCGTTCTGAATCTAATATGTCAAGTAATACTGCTTTCGCCGCTTCTATTTCTATACGTAATTTTGATGTCGTCGCTGATAAATCTGCTATGTCTACCACGTTCGAATCTCTATACTGTAGACAGTAATTTGGTGGGAATTGTATGTGCTTAATTTCCCCCTTCATAGAATCCAATACATGAAATGACATACGAATAACCCAGTCAAATTGTTTATTTTTATATTCTCTTATCGTTGCTTTCACCATCGTTGTCAATAGTATTTTCATTCGTCCATCTCCTTAACTAGCCACTCCAAATACTTCATCGCTTTTTTTGCATCTTGTACCGCATCATCCTTTTTGCCTAGCCGATGTAAATATTTCATAGCATTCCCTTTTAACCACCCTTGAAATTCTTCAGGGGTTAGAGTGGCTTTAATTACATCAACAGACTCAATATCTAATCCACGCAATTTATAGTGCTTAGGACTATTTACCATGTCTTCCGCTTCTTGTGTTTTCTTTGCTGGATAGCTTGCTAATACTTCACCCATTCTTGATGTTTTCATTTTATTGCTCCTCTTGCTGCTTTTCTTATTTTGTACTGTTCTTTATTGTATTGTGATTCCCCTATTTTTCTACATTTTGGTGAGCAGAATCTGCAGCGTTTATCGGTTCCCAAAAACTCAGCTCCACATACATTACATGTGCATGAAGTGTTTTTCGCCTTCTTACGTTTAGGCTTATGATCCGCCCATCTTATACTATCTTCTTTTCCACCTTGTTTTTCTTCCTTTTTGTAGGCACGCTCTTTTATTTCCGTTTCAGTTAGTTCCTTTGGCCACCCTACACCTTTTGCACACGATCTGCACCGCATCATCGTATAGTTAGGCGGTGTGAATGTCTTATTACATCCCTGGCATTTCCTTTGCATGTTGATTCTCCCTTATTCTTCTTAAAATTTCTTCATAACTTTCAATGATTACGTCAGCCACTATTTTGGCTTCATCTTCTGTCATTTCTACATCTTTGAATAACTCACTGCAGTGTTTGTTCCATAAGTAGCTGAACATTGGCAAGTTCATTAATGCTCACCCCTATCTACGATTCCATGCCCTAACCATTGCCAAATACTGTGGTTCATCTTCAAACGATACTATGGCACTACATTTATCACACACCACCATATTATGCTTGGCACCTGTTCCAACCCCTACAATGGTTCTTACTTCTTTGTTATTACAAAATGGGCACGGCAATAGTCCATGCTTGTTTTTTTCTTTACGCATCATATCTCCTTCTCTAAGATTACTCATCGAATAGATTTTCTTGCGCCCTTCTACCTTTAATGTACTCAATCGTTTCAAGGATCATAGTTTGAACCGATTCTAATTCATTGTCATCTATTCCTATCCACTCTGTTGTAAATTTAAATGATTTATCTTCTGTTATTGCTTTTCCATTGAATCGAATGTGCGATGGTATTCTAATCTCTTTTCCTTCCATCTTTGTTGAAATATACTTTAATTCTAGTTGTCTTAGTAATACCTTTGCCCCTTTGAATACTGATGTCCCTGTGATGTCTTTGTGGTGATTATGGATAATTTTTTCTAAGCCTTCCCATGCATCATATAGGGACTGTCTACCTTCCTCTTTAAGGCGCATGACATATCCACACCGAGTACCTGTGTCACTATTTTTGATATACTCAAAGACCTGCGTTTCTCCTACGATTGAAATTTTTCTGATAATCACCCAATCACTCCTTCCTTGCCTTATAACTTTTACACGTGTCGCATTTTGCGGCCAACACTACATGCATTCTCCCTACCATTACATTGTGAATATGGTGTGGACATTCCATTGTGGTACGTACGATGCCTTTGTCATTCATTCCATGGCTGTGGATACACGTCTTGGCTTTCTTATGTTCTTTTTTTCGTCCCATACTTCACTCCTTAAAATGGTATTTCGTCTCTGCGTTCATCTGCAAATGAATCAAAATTTTCATTCCCCTTGTTATTAACAAACGGTGCTACCATGACGTTCGATGCTTGCACATGCCAGGTGTAAATAGTCCGACCATTCTTTTCGTATGATCCTGTACGCAACTCTCCAGTTACTAGCACCGCATCACCTTTTACTAATGCCCCAAGTTCTTCTGCCTGATTCCATGCATTCACTGGAATGTAAGATACGATTTGTTTTTCTTCAGATATTTTCTTATTTGCAGCAACTACAAAATATGCCACTGCCTTGCCTGTGCTTGTATAACGCACTTCAGCACTTTTTACCAAGTGCCCTGCTACTGTTACGTGATTGACATTTTCCATCTATGCCTCCTGGTATCTAATTTAATTAATTTGTAAAATCTATATGGATATCCCTCCAAGTTTACTCCCTCAATTAGACTATCTTTGTCAAGGTAATATCCATCTGGTACGTGAATATCATCACGCCACCGATTCGATGCCAAAGTTCTTGTACTTTCTTTTGGTTTCTCTAAATTCGTACTTGCGTACCACCTTCTTTTGAATACTTCCACTTTCTCATAATTCTCTGTTTTCGTTTCTTTCAATAGATATGATGCCAGTGCCGTGGCATCTTCTGCCTTGCCATGATACACCCTCATATCTACGTAGCCATGTGACCATAATGCTTCTATCATTTCTGTTGTGATTGGAAATGCATTGTTGATTAGCATGTGAAAGTGTACTCTATTCACACCTTCTACCACATATATATATTTGAGTGTTTCACCATTTTTCTTGTAGAGTCGCTGCATTCTCTTTATCATGTTCTGCATGCAGTGCCTAGCATCTTCAAATGTCACCTTTTCTTTGAATGTAAATGTTAGGTACCAATCCATAGATATGAAATTTGTATCTATCAAAGCACATAATTTTACCTCTGCCCGTTTAGCATTATATTTTTTTATCGCTTCGGGGCTGACATTTTCTTTTTTTCTTCGTCCCTTTCCTTTTACGTAGGATCTACCCGTAAGATAATCCCATGTGAATTTTATATTTCTTGTTGTAATGGTCTTTCTCTTACGCATAATATTTCCTTATGTCTGAGTTAATAATATATACTATCAAGTTATAAATTAACGGCTTACTACCGCTATTTATAGATGTTTTTGTAGACATATGGTATACTGTATGTGAGTGGTTTTTTATGACCTTATGTCTGCAAGCCGATAGAGCACATGCGTGTGCTCTATTTTTTTTGCCTAATTAATTGTTGCAATACTTTTTGGATTTCTTTTGCATTGGATCCGTGCGCCCTGGTGTGATGACATTCCCAACATAAGCAACATAGATTATCCAAATCATTGGTGCCGCCTGCTGACCGTGGTACAATGTGATGAATCTCTTGGTATGGTTGATAACAAAGTATACATCTATCTTCATCCCGCTCTCTCACTTGTTTACGCACACGGTTTAATTCTCTTTCATATTTAGCCCCTTTCTTTCCTTGTTTCTTTAGGGGAGTATACCGCTTTAATGGCGTTCGTGCCCTCAATCCTTTTCTTGGTCTCATTCTTTTATTTCACCTCGTTCCATTCTCGTCCCAATTGTGCTTCTACAATACGCAACTCTAGTTTCCTCACATTGATAGCTTCCTGGGCGTTAATATATAGTGCTTTGGCAATATCTCGTTCTTGCCGTAATTCACTGATAATAGGATCCCCCAGCACGATGTCATTAATGACCGATACTGGAGTCTTCTTTTCTCGCTCACATAATACTAATTTTCCTTTGGCCACTTTGTATGTGGCTTCTTTTTTTGCCAAGTCCATTCCTCTTTCTTTGGCAATCCGTAGGGCTTGGTTCATCCCTCTACGTAATTCATGTAATTCAATGAGTAAATCGCTCATTGCTTTGGCATCCGAATTTTAATTACCTGCCCTGCATTAAGTGTGTCCTGGATTTTATTATCTTGTTTAATTTGATAGATTACCTGTTGTGCATTCACCGATTCCCCCATCAAATCTTTCACAATCGACCATAATGTGTCACCTTCTTCTACCTGGTACATGATCGTAATAGTTTTTTTCTGTGTTTCTACTGATGTACTTTCACTGAATACTTGTACAATCCCCATAATCAACACCAGTACGATAATAATAGCTCCGATGATTCTCCCCCATCGTGGCTTAAAGTTATTGCTTTTCATGTGTATTCCCTCCTTCTTTATATGTGCAGTGTGTACTGCCCCTTGATGTGTATCTGTATCTGCAATGTTCGCAGTGCTCCATGCAGATTGTTCCTTTATGCAGTGAACATCGGACATATGCCCTTGTCCTTTTATTCTTTTCATTGCAAATTATACAGATTGTCTTCATTGCATTCTAATACTCTTGAGATACGCTTCAAATGCATCTACTCTTACCAGTTTTGCCCTTTCATTGATTGTAATTATGTACTCGTTCCATGGTTTAGTTTTTTCCATAGCATTAATTAACTCAGATGTCTTTGTTCTTCCTAAATCAAATAGTGTCGCAACATTACCGACCCTGGCATATTGTTGTTGTAAAGGCTTAACCTCAATTACTTCTACTTTCATAATTACGATACCCCTCTTGCACCCATTACATATTTAGCTTCTCTAAGATATGCATTTTCTATCTTTTTGATGAGTTTCTTATATTCACTTTTCATTTCATTACTACAAGTCATCGTTTCACATTTATTCAGGATTTTCAGAACCTCTATTAAGTTCTTTTGATTTTCTATCATGCAATAAAATGAAACTCTTGCAGTTTCTTCATTACATGACTGCTCTTCCCTACTTTTTTCTTTTGTCTCACAAGCCATATTTCCACCTCCTGCTTTTTCTTTCTGTGTTATAATCACCATGAAAGGAGGTGATTACATGTCCAATAAAAAATGTTTTCAATCTTTACCCGATTCTATTAGTCGCATTAATGCTGCAACATCACTTTTTAATGAATTATTCACGAGCATCCAAAAAGTTTCTCAGCCGGTAGATTTGTTTCCCACTAAATTAGAGGATAAACTCTTTAAGTCCTTATCTTATTTTTTTGAACATTCCTCTACAATTCGACTACAACAATTATTAAATTCTTTAGAATTAGAACATCTATCACAAGAACTTCAAAGTTGTGATGCAGATTATTTACATGATTTTATAGATGATATTATAGATATTCCATCTGATTTGCTATGCGAACTATCTTCTTATACCTCTCAAATAATGACTGATTCATCACCAGAGGAGATCCTATTCCCTAGCAGTTTGCTAGAAAACTTTTCTGAAAAACTTCAATCACTGTATAAATCTAATAAAGCTGCCTTTATAACAAACTTAGTGACTATTATCTCTATAATAGTTGTTGCTTGTGCCGGGTATGTTGCTCATCAAGATGCTCAACAAGCCCACCTCGATGCTCTACAAGCTCATCAAGATTTTATAGATTCACAAAATAAAGGCAAGGCTAATAGTAAGTGCGAAACAACAGCTAGTGATAATAATCCATAAAACATTAAGTCACTATTAGGGGTATTTAAAAATGCCAATCCATATCCCAATATTGTGACCACAATTTGATTTGCTATCATGTATAAATCTTTTTTTGTAATGGGCCTCTCTTTTAGAGGCTCTTTTTCTGTATCCACCTCTCCACCTCCTTTTTACATCTATTTTTTATTAACTCAGTATGTCTACTTTCCTTTTTTTATCAATATTTCTATGATTATAATGAGCATGCATAAATAGTACGGCCACCCTAATAATAAATTGAGTATCTTATTCCTTATGTCATTCACTATCGCCTTTTCTAAAGCTTCTTTCAGAACTTTATTATCTTCATCCAATCTAGTCACCTCATCTATATGTTATAATCACACTGAAAGGGGGTGATTCCTATGAAAAATAACGAAAAAAACAAAACAGCTCTAGAGATATATGTAAAGAATCGTGAGTTGATAGAACGCGTTATAACTTTACCTGCCAGTAAATTTTTAACAACCCACTCATCATTATTTAATGCTTGTATTTCTTCGGCACCTCTTTGTTCAGCCGCTTACAAAGTTTACGAGCAATTAAACTCCACACATACCACTTTTTATTCTTCTATGTCTTTTTTAGAAATCCACCAAATAATAAGAAGAATGGAGAACTATGAAACACTAACTAATGCTATTTTTAATGCTGTTTCAACCTATCAAGTGCCAGATATTATCGACTTATCAGCTTTAAAACACGATATCCCACCTATTAACTCACTCAAAGTATTGCCTCTTAATACAAATCTGAACCCTTCAGAATTAAGTATTTTGGAATGGTTAATTAAAGATAAAAGGTTGCTTGACTGGTGTAAAACACATTTTCCTAAACTTTCTAAAGCAACTATGGAAAGTGTTATTTCTTATATATTCTCTAAGTTCATTACCGCATTGTTTGAAAAACTAATAGAAACCTTTATTAAATTTTAGATTCTAAAACCTCTAATGAAATAAACAAGCATTCTATAAAAAACAATGCAATCATTGGGTAGGTGATACGTGTTATATCATCGACAACTAACAGTATCATTAGTAAGAATACGCATCGTAGTGTAATTCTAACTAATTTCCATCCCTCACCTTTAGTTACGGTCCTCTCTTGTAGGGGCTCTTTTTCTTTATCCATTTGTCATCTCCATATTAGAATTGCTCTTTACTTTTTCTTGCAATTCAAGTAACTCTTTCATCTTCTTAATCGCTTCATCTAATTCGGTAGTATCCACTGAAATAGTAATGATTAATTTACCTTCTTTCTGCAACATGTTATATTACCTCCTTCTGAAAATCTGCTTCACCTGGTTGTAAGTGCACTAAACTCTTACTTTCTTGTGCCGATTTTTATAGTTGAAAGGTCGTATTCCTAGGGGCATGCTTGTTTTTGGTCGTAGGATGCAAAAGCTAAGTTCGCCTCTTCCTGTAATGTGATGCATATTTTGTTTATACTCTTCATGCCTTATGTTCAAACAATGTTCCTCCGTGTTACTACTGAATGGCAATTCAACGAATCCTATTACTGTTTTTCCACGGTATATCATCCCTTTCCGTGTTTTCATCCCCTTTACCTCTTACACCCACTTTGTCGTGGGTCTTTCTCAAAGTTCCCTAATCCGTACAGCAAATTTGCCACTGTGATTGATGTGACGTAATCCTGTGCATGATCCTTTGAGCCTGTCGCAGTGGCCAATGCAAAGCTTTCTTCCGCTTGGTCTAGCGCGGTTAGATAGTACTGTTCAAAATATCGATTTTGAATTGGTGTTAGTTCTGGTAGCATGTTGTATTCCTCCTTACATCTCGCAAAGTCTTGCATCGGGATCAAAGTCACCTAATTTTAGATAGGCTCTTGCTTTTGCTAATTCAGCTTCGCCCATTTCAAAATATTTGTGGTTTTTAGTTTTATGATATTTCCTGCCTAGTTCTATTGAATCATCAATGGCCTTGATGTGTAAGGCTTCCAAATATGAGTTTTGTTCTTCTGTTAATCCTGGTAGCATAATTCCTCCTTCTGAAAGTCCGCTTCACCTGGTTACTTTATGAGTTAGATTTTTGTTTTTAGACAATAAGTCAAGCATGCTTGACTTTTGAGCTAAAAAAAATAGTCCCTGGATCACTATTTAACGCATCTGCCAACGCAATTAATGTAGATACCTTTATATCGGATTTGCTATTATTTTCAATATCGATAATTGTCGCCCTGGAAATTCCAGCACGATTAGCAAGTTCTTGTTGCGTTAACTTTGCTTTTTCTCTAAATTCTCTTAATCTATTCAAAATATACCTCCTTTAAAATGTCAAGCATGCTTGACTACCTTATTGTGCATAGTATACATCAATAAAAAAACGATGTCAAGCAGATTTGACATAATTTTTCCTCAATGGTAAACTGTAGTTGACATTAATATTTATAAAGGAGAACACCATGAGACTGAGTCAACTATTAAAAGAATATAGAAGAGAACATAAACTCTCGCAACAACTTTTAGCCGATAAAATAGGTGTTTCAAAACAATACATATCAATGTTGGAAAATGAAAAAAACTCCAGAAGTGGAAACCCTATTGCTCCTTCAGTTGCTACTATGAAAAAAATTTCTGAAGGTCTTAATATACCAATTAATACGTTATTAACACAATTGGATGGTGATCAAGTTATTGATTTTACATCTAATAGCACCAATATGTCGTCTATTTCCAATAATATAAATTTTGCTAATAATAGTGCAATCATAGATACTTGTCAGAATTACTCATCCTACACCTATATTCCTATTAGTGTTTCTGCTGGAACCTTAAAAACAATTGAGGGTCTTTCAGAGTTACCCACCATCCAATTACCTGATTGTATGATGGGTAACTATGCTGGCAATACTGATGTGTTTATTATGCATGTTAATGGGGATAGTATGAACCGTTTATTTAATGATGGTGATTCAATTATGTGCACACCGCTTCCTTCTTTCTCTCATATAGAAAATGGTGATGTAGTGGTCGTTGAACTACATGGCGAATATACGGTAAAACATTTCTTTAACGATCAAACTAATAATCGTGTTATCCTTCGACCTGATTCTACTAACCCTATTCATACGGATATAATTCTTTCCTATGAACAAGCTGAGGAATTGCAACTCATTGGCATTGTTGTCATGTGCTGTAAATACATTTAGTGATGCACTACCACCTACACCGCTTAACAGCAAACACTTATAGCTCAAACCACTTCATTTACCAATGATGAATATGATAAGCGATTTAACTATAGTAACTTTTTTAAATTTTCTAAGAGGAGTAATCTCATGAGTAAAGATATTATAAATCAAACTATAGGAAAAAATATTAGTTATTTTAGAAAATTAAAAGGGCTAACTTTATTAGAGCTAGCTAATCAATTAGGTTTAAGCGAAGGAACTGTGCAGCGCTACGAATCTGGTAATATTACAAACGTGAGTATCTCAATAGCGGTAGAGTTTGCTAAAGTTCTAAATACAACCCCTCAAGTTCTTATGGGATGGGAACCTATCACCTACACCGCTAAACAACAAACTCTTCTTGCTGAAACCGCATCATTTACTGATGAACAATATGATAAACTCTTTGATTATATTAATTTTATTAAACTTTCTAAATCATCATAGATTTAAAAAAATGTAAAAAGAATCCCTCACTCTAATAGAATGGGGGAATTGCTACACAATATTTGAAAATTATTACAAAAGAATGGATGTGTATGATAATGTCGATTGAAGAACGAAAAAGATAATGGAGGATATGTTTTTATGAATACAATTTATGAAAAAATAAAGGCAAGGCGAATTGAATTAGGATTAACGCAAGATGAGTTGGCAAAACAAATGGGATACTCTTCCCGTTCAACAATTAACAAAATTGAATCTGGATTAGTAGATATTACCCGCAACAAAATTGAAAAATTCGCAACAGTTCTAAATGTTCCTCCCGCTTATTTACTGGGATGGCGTGAAGATATTTACTTTGCAGATCAACTTACTGCATTAACAGGTCATTCTATACAGTCTAATTCAATTCAAGATACATTTGCTAATCGATTAAAAATAGCAATGCAACGAAAACATTTGAGCCAAACTGATTTAAGTAACTTGACTGGTATTGGAAAGTCCTCTTTAAGCACCTATTTAAAAGGAGATTATAAACCACAACAATCCAAGATAGATTTGCTCTCCTCTATTTTAGGTGTCACTTCCGCATGGCTTATGGGGTATGATTTTCCCATAGATTATAATGTTAATAATACAACATTCATTGAAAATTTAACTTTAAAGCAAAAAGAAGTATTGGAAAATATCCAAGACTTCAATAATGAACAGTTGGATAAGCTGCTTGAGTATATTTTGTTTTTAAAAAGTAGATAAGGTAACTCTATGAATTTGTTGGCTCCAACAAAATGGAAACAAATCAAGTTTATAAAAAAAAGAACCCCCTACTCCAAATGGATCAGGGGAAGTTCTACTCAATTTTTAAATTATTAGAATAGAATGGATGTGCATTACATGTGGATTGAAGAACGCAAAGATAAAAATGACAATATTTCCTATGCCTATATTGAGCGGTATACGTGCCCTCTTACTGGCAAGAAGAAAAGGGTTAGTGTTGTGTATCCTAATAAATCACGTCTTACACAAAAGACTGCTCAACAATATCTACAAGACCGTATCGATGAAATCATTGCAGGTTATTCTACCGCAATTACATTGAGTGAGTTATTAGATTCCTATATTGAGTACCACAGCAATTTTATTAAGGTTTCCACTATTAGGAACCTACATCATGCACGTGCAGGGTTATTAGCTAGCATTCCAGGTGAAACGCTTTACCAGAATCTTACCGCTTCCATGGTGCAGCATGCAATTAATGTGTACTACGAAACGCATGCATATAGCACAACTAAGCAACTCTTGCACCTATTTAGGTCAGCATTGCGGTATAACTTCCGTTTAGGTGTAATTAAGGATATCAGCATAATTGAGCGTTTAGAATTAAAGCGCAAGCCAATATCTATGATTGACATTGATCGTGCCAAAGATAAATTCCTAGAACCAGAAGAATTGAAAGAAGTTATTTCCTTATTGGAAATATCTAATCCCGTTGTGGCTAAATTATGTGAGTTTCAATCTCTTACGGGCTTGAGGTTTGGGGAAATGGTTGCGCTGCGTGATTGTGATTACGATAAAGACAATCACCGCATCCACGTAAATGGCACTTTATGTGTTGATAAAGGAACTACATCACAATTATCTCGTACAACCCCTAAAAATGTCTATTCAATTCGCTATGTAGATTTAGACTCACGTTCAGAATCTATCTTAGAATCTTTCATGTTGTCCAACAAAGTCCGTGAGCTTTGGAAACATCAAAAACGCAATAACGATTACATTTTTACTACAGAAGGTGGCTACCCTTTTGACCACCATTTTGTTAATAAGGTGTTGAAAAAGTTAAACTATCACAAGCATTTGAGTACACATATATTTCGACATACTCATATTAGCTTATTAGCGGCTGCCAATGTGCCACTTAAAGCAGCGATGGCACGTGTTGGCCATAATGATCCTAGTACAACCTTGGGTGTCTATACTCATGTCACCGCTTCCATGAATAAAGAAGCTGTAAATGCTATGGAATTGGTTGCGGAGAAATTGGTTAAGTAG